ACGTTCTGCTTCCTGCTTAGTGAGACCCACACCTACGTGGCCCTCAAAGTGGCAGTACCAACCGTTGGGTCCAATAAACGGCTCAAAGATCTTCTCCATTCTCACTCTCCTTCCATTTCTGTGCAGTATCACATACTCCGAACCCTGTGTCTAGCACTAGGCAACCCCTGAAGTTCTGGGTTACTGTGCCTTCTCCATAGGGATAGGTCTCTTCTTCGATGTACTTGTGCATACAGTCCATGCAAGGACCGCCGTCATCGTACACCATCTCAACAAATTTGTAATCGTTCATAGTAGTGATGGGATGTTTTTAGGACAATGGAGTAACGAAAAGCCAATGATGTACCAAGCTCCAAAGGCGGCACCTACAAAGGCACCGAACAACGTGATCATGGTGACTGCGGCCCATTCTATTACTGTCATGATGGTTCTCCAAATATTGCAGGAGATACCGATTGTAACACAGTAAGGCATTGGTTTGCAAGGTCCCTGTGCTCCTTCTGGGTCTCAGGGCCTGTACGTACCTCAATGAAGTGCAACCATGAGCGCACAGTGCCTACCATGTACAGCCGAGACTGTGTGAGACCTTCAGGCAGTAGCTTACGTGCCACCTCCTTAGCTATCCCTCGGTCCAGTGCCTGCTTGTACAGGAACTCTGATTCTCCTGCCATACGAACCTGTACGCTCTTCCACCACTGGTCCAAGTACTCGTCATCGACCTCAATACTGGCCTGTCGGTTCTTGTGGTCCTGTAGGCGTGGTGCTGTAGGTTCCTCGAACCCTAGGTTCTCAGCGTACCGTTGGCTAAACTCCTGAAAACTGAAGGACCTGTGCCTGAGCACCTGACGTGCAATGTCCCTCGTGGTGTTGATCTCCATGCACACAGAGGCCATCTCGAAGGGTGACCAGTGCTTATGGTCCCTAAGGTACTTAAGAAGCCGTGAGGCCGTCTTGACGTTGTTCTGGTTGTCAGGGTTAGACACACGGGCACAGTAGGCGATTACATCCTCTGCGTCTGGTGTGGCCCATACTAGACTAGCTGTGCTCATTCAACCACCTCTTCCTGTTCTAGTTGAAAAGACATCCCTGATCTGAACATACACAGTGCATCAAAGATGTTGTTCCCGTACTCATGGCTTTCTCGTAGCTGTTCCCACCCTATGTCAGAGGTGTAGTCCCGCAGGAAAGCCCTAACATCCTCGTCACTCGCACAAGCCACGTTGCGACTGTAGGCGTGAACGAAGGCCTCGATAAACTCTTTACTGTACGTTTTCATTGCTGTTCTCCTTTAACGTTAAAATCCACACAATCATCAGTCCACCAGTCTACGCTATCAATAGATGATCGCTCACCATCTTGCCATACCATCACCTGCGCATCAGGCGGCAAATCCTCTAATAATTTCAGTACTTCAGACACTCTCATTGATCTTCTCCTTTGTTATGTACTCTAATGCCTCTCCCTTGGTGTCAAAACCTTGATAGTGACCATCGGCGTCTATGTACTCAGCGCTGTAACTCTCGCTGAAGATGGCCCACACGTCACCTGCGACCTGTTCTGGCCTCCAGTCATTGAGGTGACTGCGGAGACCCCTGACCATCAGCTTGGCGTCTTTGTCAGGGATGCCTAACAAACGGCCTATCTCGGCTTCATGGTGTTCGTCCAATAGCTCCTCGACTTGATCATACAACTTGTTCATTATGTTCTTCTCCTGTTATTAACCCCTGCTCCAAGGCACTGTCAAGGCGACTGTAGGACAGAAAACCCACCAGTGTATCGTGGTCTATGTACTCTAGCATATCGAACAGTGACGTTACATCACCGTCCTTGATGTCCTGCTGTATCTGGTCTAGTACTACCTCCAGTAGTTTGTCGCTATGCATTGTCCTTCTCCTCTTGTTGATAATCATCGTACGCCATCCATGTGGCCTTCCACTCCTCAGGCGTAATGCCGTTCATGATGAACTCGCGTTCGTCCTCGTTCAGCATACAGAACACATCCTGTATCAGGCGGTTTTCGTTCTTCCACTGGTTGTACAGGTAGCCGTAGGCCTGCTCAGTCAGCGGTATGGTCATGACGTGTGGCATACCCGTCAGCTTGGATATTTTGAATAGTTCCATGGTTTACTTTCCTTTGTTGCGTTTACGGTAAGAGACAGACTCTAGGTAGTCAGCGAACAGTGCACCGAGGGCGAAGAAGATAGCGACACCTGATGCAACCATCAGGGCCTTCATGAGTAGTTCAAACATTATTTTTTACCTTCCTTGGTTTGCACCTAACGATGCGAAAAATTCCACTAGGGAGCATCTCCCCGTGCTCGAAAAACATACTGTCCAAGTGCCTCTCTAGGCCCAGTGTGGCGGTCTCCAGTGAGGGATAGTTCTCAGGGTGCAGACGATGCCACCCCGCACTTGTACGTGTTGATATGTAGTAGGTGCGTGGTGATTCTATCATGCTGTCATGTCCTCCTTCAGTGCCTCTACGTCAGCAGTGACCTGCTCCAGTACCTTCGCACGGGAACCCTTGTACCCCATGTCCTTAAGTATAGCGTAGCACGTACGGCCTCTGGTCATGCGTAGGCCTCTGATCTCGGTCCGTAGGCCTGTGCGTAGGGTTGCGAGACGGTAAGCGTTGATCTGCTCGGGTGTGTCTAAAATTGTCATGATGGTTACTCCTTAATTTCCTGAACCTTGATTATATGATATCTGCGGCCTTTATGCCAGTCCCTTACTTCACCGTCCACCAGTGCGAACACATGGCCTCTGCTGAACGCTAGATAGCGGCCTGCGGGAAACTGTTCTGCTATGGTCCTCGGCGTGTACTTGGACCCGTTGGCCTGCTTTGGCCTGATCACAGGACCTAAGGTAAACCCAAGGTTTTCTGTGGCCTTCTTAATATGCTCGGGGAAGACCCCCTGCCTGTTCTTCCTGCCTGCCATCTTCAATGCTACATGAGACAGGTGGTAGTCAATACGGCAGGCCATGGCGAGTGCGAGCACCGAACAGTCGTTTGTCTCGTTCATCTCCATGCGGGTCATGATGGCGTGTTCTAAGGGGGTCATTGGTCCTCCTGTTTAAAATCGGGGTGTGTGCCATGTAGGCCCATCTCCTGCTCGCACAGGAACCCATAGAATCGGTCTAGGTCTTCACTGGTCAGGCCTAGTTCATGTTTAATCACGGCCTCCGAGGCCACATTCTCAAGTGCAGTCATGCATAGCACAATCAGTGCTCGGGTTTCGTTTTTGGTCATTGGTTCATTCTCCTTTGGTTACTTCAAGGCCCACATTGTGGCACGTTGTCCGTCACTGTGCAACCCTGCATAGCGTGGATGGTTGTCCACCGGTGTCTCGGTGGTTTTGTACACGAACTGTTCGTACTTGTACGGGTTGTAAGTGACTTCACGCCCACCAGTGGCCCATAGTTCTACTGTGCGCGCAGGTTTGTACTGTGCAGGGTCCCAGTCGCCGATAACCCCTGCGTGTACGTTCTTTTTCCGTTCACGTAGGACCCTGTCCCTGCCTGCCTTCGAGACCTTAAACACAGGGTCAAACAGGACCACATCGTTGGCATAGGCAATCACTAGGCCCTTGGCCTGCCCTTCCAGTGCCTTCACACTGAAGCATCGTTTATGAAGGTTAAAATATACGTAGACTTTCATTGGTTCATTCTCCTAGTGCATAGTCGCGCAGGGTTTGCCAGTAGGCCGTAGGACCTTCAGGGTATCGCTTGGCATTCTCATGCCAGCCGACAACGACAATCAGGGTCCTAGACTTCTTACAGCCTAAGTAGCGCCCAAGGGGGCCACCTTCGCCTGCTGTGACCCATTGGCCCACTTGGACCCTTCGAAGGGCACGGGACCCTAGGCCTTGGATGTTGATCGGTTTGGTGTACTTCATGGTGTGTGATCCTTTAGTGCATTGGGTAAACGATGACCTGCACCGCCTTATCGGCACAGGCAGTACAGGCGCCGCATTTAGCATTGCCTGCGACAGCAGGACAGACCTTGGCGTTGATACCCTGTGCCTTCAGGTCCCGCATGAAGGTGATGGCCTGTGCACTGTGGGACCGTTTGTTTTTGCCTCGGGCAAGCTTGTCACCCTTCACGGCGCATGAGGCGACATGGCCTGCTTTGATCACGTCAGGCAGGTGGTGCACATTGGTAGCCACTGAGACCCTTGGGGTGAACCCTGCCACCTTAAGCATATCGGCCTTCGCTATGGTCTCCGTGGGCCAGTGGACCCTGCTGTGGTCCAATGAGGCCCCAAGGGTCCGAAGGTGGTTAAAGTCTTGCAGGGTCAACTCATGAGGGGCAGGGATAGATCCGAAGGCCGCAAAGCGTACCCAAGGGGCCGCCTGTAGTTTCGCCAGTGCCTTAGGGGTCACCAGTGCCTGTAGATAGTCTCCTACGTTGTCCTGCTTACGCTCAAGGTTTATCGTGATGGAAGGTTTCATGGCCTCGGTGGTGATTGCATAGCAACCATTGCCCTTCAGTGGGCATGAGTCATCACAGTGCTTGCCGCCACTGGTGGTGAAGTTGACCGTGGCACTGCCTGTGATGCCCTTGCCGTAGGACCCGATGAGTGTTCCAAATTGTTTAGTTTGCATGGTGGTTATCCTTTACAGTGATTTGATGGCAGGGCCTGCGACTGACACAGTATAACCCAAGGCCTTGATGAGCTTGATGGTGTCCATGGTGAGGGTCTTGGTGCCTGCTATTCTAGCGAAGGTCTGACCCTTGGGGCATGAGGGGTAAATTGCCTCGGTGCCGTAGTTGCTCTTAATGGTTACGATGATTTCCATGGTGGTCTCCATTGGTGGTTTGTATGACAAGACCTAAGCAAACCCCATGCCACCCCCTAAAGATAGTCTTTTTGTATACTTGAGTATTACTTTAGACCCTTGGACCCTGTCAATATTTTGACACTAGGCCTCAAAACTGTCAATTTTTTGACACTTATTGACGGTTTATCGACAACTACTGTCGGAATATTGACACTGGTGGCAACAGGGTTATTAAGTGCTGCAGAAGTGCTGCAGAAGTGCTGCCTAGGTCCTGCTAACTGACGGTGGCCAATGGGGTCCAATGGGGTCCAATGGTGGCCAATGGTGGCCAATGGGGTCCCACTGCGACACACACACGTTACCCCCTAGGCCTACCCCTACCCTTAGGCCTCTAATGGCTCCTGTGGCCTCCTGTGGCCTCCTGTGGGTCCATTGGACCATTGGTAGTACTCCTGTAGACTGTTGTAGTACCAATGCATTGTGTTCCTGAGTATTCTATAGGGTCTTTTGGACCCACGGGGGGAGGGGACAGCCTATGTTGTATTTTAGCTGTACCCGCCCAGATACAAAATAAGGGTAATTTGAAACTCCATTGGCCCCTTAAGTCCTCCATTGGCCCCTTAAGTCTCCTTTAGACCCTAAAGAAACTAAAGAAACTCCTCTATATACTAAAAGTAATATAAGCTTATGTATTCTAAAGAGAAACTGTTGTTTAAATGGTACTAAACTAAGGTTTAATTAGGGACAGAGTAGAAAACACTTGACAAATAAGGATTTTTGTGCTATAATATAAGGTATATAGAGACACAAACACGAGAAACCCATACACCACATAGTGATGATACTTTATGTTGGTTCTTAGCAAACACTAACCAAAGTATAAATACTCGTGTATAGCCTTAGGAGTTCCTAAGATAACTATGGAGACTTTAATGTCAGAAATAAAAAGAAAAATTGGTAGACCACCAAAGAATGAGTTGTCTGCTAATACTAAACGTAATGCTGTAGGTCGCCCTAAAGGTGATGCTGCAATCATTAACGAATATAAAGCTAGGATGTTGTCTAGCCCAAAGTCAAGGAAGGTTTTAGATGCCATCTTTGATGCTGCTCTAGATAACGAACATAAGAATCAAGCTGCTGCTTGGAAGTTGGTCGTAGATAGAATTATCCCTGTGTCGGCCTTTGAGCAAGAAGTTGTTAAGCAAGGTGGTAGGTCTGCTATACAGATCAACATCACAGGTCTAGGAGCCAGCGTAAGTGAGCCAGAGACTGTCGATGAAGTAACTGATATAGAAATTAAAGATGTCTGATCTACAAATTAAACTACTCCCTTGGCAACAAGAGGTCTGGAATGATGAGCATCGATTTAAGGTCGTAGCCGCTGGTCGGCGTACAGGTAAGTCTCGTCTAGCAGCATATCTTCTTATTGTTAATGCCCTACAGGCTGAGAAGGGGCATGTTTTTTATGTCGCACCAACCCAAGGGCAGGCCCGTGACATTATGTGGCAGACATTGTTAGAGGTAGGACATCCGGTTATCCAAGGTAGTCACATTAACAACCTACAGCTTAAGCTTGTCAACGGAGCTACAGTCTCCCTAAAGGGTGCTGATAGACCAGAGACCATGCGTGGTGTGTCGTTGAAGTTCTTGGTGATGGACGAGTATGCAGACATGAAGCCAGAGGTCTGGGAACAGATCCTTAGGCCTGCTCTGGCTGACCAGAAGGGTTCTGCGTTGTTCATTGGTACCCCTATGGGTCGTAACCACTTCTATGATTTATATCAACATGGCCTTCGAGGCGAAGACCCAACCTTTAGCGCATTCCATTTTACTTCCTTTGATAACCCCCTACTAGACCCTAATGAAATTGAAGCAGCAAAAAAGAGTATGTCCTCATTCTCGTTCCGGCAGGAATTTATGGCATCCTTCGAGGCTGCTGGAGGCGAACTATTCAAAGAGAAGTGGATTAAGT